ATCGGTAGAAAGCTGACTTGGCCCTGTAAAAGCTCCACGTCCTGCCCCTGGAACATTCGCTTTGATCACATCAGTGGAAAGCTGGCTGGGTCCTGGAAATCCACCAAGTTGTTGAATGCCTTGTCCACCACCGTAATAAGGTAGCGGCATCATTTGGTTAGGGCCGCCACGATAAACAAGATCGCTCAGGGCACCTGCGTTGCCCATGTAGCCGCCATAGAAACCTTGTGACATTTTCTTTCTCTTTTCTCCGTTTATTCTACTCTTCTATAATTTCGTAACCGGCCGCGTCGTTTACTTTAGAAAGAATAATGCCGTTGCTGCGAACGTCCCAATTAAGAACGTCGCCTTCCTGCCAGCCGAGCTCTTCTATGATCTCATCGGGAAGAACAATGAACTGATCTCCATTCTCGTCTTCTTGTACTTCGACGATGTAACTCATTTAGTTGAAAGCATCTTATCGATAAGTTTATCAAGTTTATTGTTGATTTCGCGAAAGTTGTCATGCATATCTTGAATCTCTCTTAAAAAATCAACCTTAAGAACGTAATCCATCGGTAAACGCTTTAGATCTTCTTCTAGTATGTCGATTCTTCTTTTTTGAGCTCCTGTGTAGCTAAAGGATTGTTGCACTTGATCACTGTATCTGCTTAGAATTTTGGAAGCAGCCCAGCCGCCTCCTGTGATTGCGGAAATAACCGCAGTCAAGCCAATGGCAATGTATTCGGGTCCCACTACAAAAAAGCTTTTTTCTAATTCTAAAGTTCAGTAATCAAGTTGAAGCTGTCCACGGCGCATTAAACCCGTTAGTAAATACACCAAAGAATCAACACAATCATCGTGACTGCTTACCCCAAAGTTGGTCAATTCTTCAAACATGGCCGTGAAATTGCGAAAACGATTGAAAATAATTTTTCGATCTTCAAACATGCCCATGCAGCCACGGAACCTCGCTAATTTATCTGCCCTGAAACCTTTGACAGCATGCCAATTTAAATTGTAGAGGCTTTCATTATTTAAGCAAATTCTTTTAAAATCTGCTTCCAAGGAAGCCTGGTATGCAACAGCTTCGCTCCAAATGTCGCAAGTTGAATAAGTAGGAAAATAATTACCGCTCTCATCTTTACCAAGGATCGACCAATCGTTAAGAAGTTCTTTGAGAGCATCAAGCTTTTCCAGATTACCCATGACGCGCAATCGCCTGTAATCGATAATATGAATTTGATCTCCTATGCGTCCTCCCAGAACCATTACCGTGTAATCATTCTTTTCTTTTGTGCCTACAGACAGGTCAACGCCTACTCCCAGGGAATCAAATTCTGTTGCGATTTCGGCCTTGACTATTAGCTCTGGCGCAAGAGACAATTCATTTTGCCTTACAACTTGATTCATGTATTGGAAAGAAAAAGCAATCGGGGCTTGTCTTTTCTTTTCTTTTAAATAGTCCAAAGACCACATATCGGGCCAATAAGACACTTCATCCCCGGTCTTGGGATCATTAAGGATGGCAGACAAAACAATCTGCAGCCAATTATTTTGTGGATTAAAAGTTGTTGAGTGAATATCGTCATGTCGGAACCTGGTTCCAAGGCAAATTGCTCGTCCGCCCTCAAACATTGTTGGAGCAATAACAGCATTCCAGTTGTCCTGCATTTGTTTGCGAATGTCAGGATTTGAAATGTCAGCGGCGGATTTGATGGCGTCATCAATGATGACAAGATGCGAGCGTTTAGAAGTCACCGAACCTTTTAGACCGGCAGCGCAAAGCGTAAATTGTTCTTCGCCTGTAGTATCAATGCCTGCAAATTTATGATCAATAGACCAATATTCATTGCTGGTGACATTTTTTAAAAGACGAACCGTTGGAAAAACTTCTTGGTAGCGCTTGCTCTCAATGATTCTTTTAATAGTGGCCGATTTAGAACGTGCAATATCAACCGTATAAGACAAGTACAAAATCTGCAAGGGCATTTTTGCTGCAGTATGTACGCCAATTGCCCAGGCAGTGAATAAACCTAGGACGGTAGATTTTGCCGATCCCCTGGGGGCCAGGAGGTCAACATTGGGTCCAGCAATTTTTATTAAGCAGTTACTGTTTTCGTTAGTAACAAAGTGACGGTGCCATTCTTTATGGTGCAATGCAGGTGGTTTATCCGCTACATAATCACAAAAGAAACCAAAATCTTCTCTGGCTCTTTCCAGGGATTCAAGATTTCGTGGTGTCCTAATTTGTTGCCTGCGTGCGGCAGCTTGCGCGTTGCGCCGATAAGCCAAATGTTGATAAGCAGGCACAGTAAATATTATTCAGAGTATTACTGAATACTACCTCATTCCTGGTCTTTGCCGCTCTCTTTCTGCCTCTTGTATTTTTTTGCCTTTTCTAAGGCCGCTTTCCTCTTCTCCTTGTCCGTCATCTCGCTGCCGTCCTCTTTCGTCGCCTCCTTCCTCTTGAAATGTTCGAGGAGTTCGGGTGGCATTTTGTTCTTGGGCATCTGGAGATACTTGGTTCAATAAAGCTTGGAAATTCTCGGGGTTGGCTTGTGCCTCGCCGCCGATAGGAGCGCCTTGTAATTGGCGGACGCCACCTAAGCGGTTCTTCTGTAACTGCTGAACAATATTCATCATCCCGCCAGCAAGTCTGGCGTCAGGAGCAGATTGAGCTTGGGGAGATGGATTCATGTTTTTACTTTAAATCAACTATCTTCATATTGCATTTTTGCCCAAACACTCATCGAGGCTTCCTCCAGGGGATACTCAATTGGGTCATCTTTGAACACAGTAAGAAGTTCCCTGATGGCTCTATCCGCTCCAGCCATTAAAAGACCCTTGCGATCACGGTTGGAAGTAAATTGCTCAATCTGGGCAATTGTTCCACGGAGCTCTTTTTGCATGCCGGCAATGCGAGCTACACCAGCATCACGTTTTACAATCCCATCATCTACGTCGGCACGTAACTTGCGAATATCTTCCTGCATTTCCTCGATCTCGTAAAGAAGTTTCTTTCGATGATCGGGCTTAGGGTAGTTTTCTTTCACCCAATATTCACAGGAGGAAATGCTACCTCCATAGCCAAGAAACCTGGCATAGAGGTAGCATTCAATTATCGAATAAGTGTCTTCGGCAAAAGAGGTAAAGGCTTCTTGCTCAGAAGAGCTTAAGCCATCTACCCATTGGTCAAACAACTCAATATCGATAAGCTCGTTGCGCTTGATTGTAGTCTCGCGCTTCGTCAGCTTGCTTGAACTGCTGGGACTGTTCCGCAGAAGTTCGTTGTTCTTCTGCACCTTTGCCGATGGTTTCACGTTCTTGTGCGCCTGTGTCTTCTAATTTTTTCTTCGAAAAACTATAAGCTACTTCTGCAGCTTGCTTATATTTATCTAGATCAAACCAATCGTCAATATCGGTCTGACCTGTGGGCACGCTGCTAGTCATTGCTTATACCTAAACAAAAAATCAGAAGTTGCTCATCATGCTGGCAAGACCTTGAGCAAAGATGTTGCGGCGGCCCTCGAGGGATTCTTGACGTTTCTGACGCCCCTTGGAGCCCTCAAGACGCTCGAGAAGCTGCTCAAATTTGGCGATGTCAAAATAATCGTCAGCCGTAGGTTGGGCGGTAGGTACAGGACTCATGTTGCTAACCGTGTAAGGTGTATCTATATTTTAACAATATTAGCCAAAAATAGATGAAATTAATCCGTACATAGAGCCAGCAATCTGCATTTTTCCTAGGTTTTCTTGAGTTTCAGCTTGTTTTTTGGTTGATTCCAGGCTGTATCTTCCTGTGGTTTCAGCGACATCACGTTGGGCTTGGGCTTCAATTCCTGCAACGCGCTCTAAACCAGCATTGATAATAGGCTGCAAGTCCAGCTTGCCTTTTACTTCAATATTGGCAAGAGCCTGGCGCCACTCCGATTCTTTATCGGCACCATACTTTAGACCTTCCAGGCTAAGTTCTGATGCATACTTTTGAGCATCCGAATATGCGCGGGCAACTTCTTTATCCGCTTCGCCGCGGATGGTAGCACTTTGTGTTGTAGCCCCTGCTTCAATCGTCGCAAGAGACTCTTGGAAGGGCCCAAGAACATTTTGGAAGAGTTCGCCAAAATCTGAATAAGACTTCGCCGAAGCAGATGATCCACCAGCAAGATCTTGTTGTGGCGAAGAAGAGGGGGATGTGTTAGTACTAACAGGAGATACTTTATCTGCAAGTGTGCGTACGGTTGCACCTCCTAATTTATTCCAGGCATTTGTTCCTTTAAGATCGGCAACAGATGCGCCAGCTGCTAATTTCTGTTTAACTGCAGCTTTTAGCTCGGCTTTTGTTCTTGGCATATTAAATTCCTCAAGAAGCAGTGCGTTGGCTTAAGGGTACGTAGGCTTTATATGTATTAGTAATTCTACCGCTGGCATCTCGTCCGGGAGCCCCGAACATGTAAGAAAGCATTTCCTGTTGAGGAGTCATTACTTTGCCAGACGCAATTAAATCTTGTTTAATCATGTCGCCAAAGGCTTGCGGGCTCCGCACACCAAGAGTTTTTGCCCTGTCTGCAAAACCGCGATACTCAGCATCGCTAAAACCGATTCCTTGCTGGGAATATATATCAGACGCAAGAGATTGGAAACTAGGACTTGTAAAGTCAATTGGTTTTCCGTAGCTTTTTGCTAAACGTTTTTCAATAAAAGTGGGATTTGAAAAGCGATCTCTATAGGATTCCAGAAAGGCCTCTGCTGCTCCTCTGTTTCCACCTTGGCGAAGAGATTTAAATTGAGAGCGGAGAGCTTTTTTCCTTTCAGAAGAAGCTTTAACCTGCGATCTTGCGTAATTTAATAAATCTTCTTGTAAAGGAGTCGGCTGGTATTCTTGAGGCCCACCTGACAAACCTCCTCCAATTCCGCCGAGAAGACCACCGGCGACCGCGCCAATAGGACCAAAGACTGAGCCAGATGCAGCGCCACTTAAACCTCCCCCTAAGAAGCCTCCAATATCAAATGCCATTTCTAATGTCTCTATTTTAATAATACAATTTTAACTGGATTTAACTCAAGCGACAAAAGCAGAATAGCGCCCTGCCAAGCCAGGATTCATCAGTGCTTGACGGGTTTCAAACTGACGATAGAAAGGATCATTTACTTTA